GTATACCTTTGCGTTTTAACCATGCCTCTACTACACCTGGTTTTATGTTTTTACCTGTAAACTTGTATGGTGATTTATATGCTCTTCTACCACTTTTACTACCTTTTACACCCTTATCTTGAAACATACCATACATAGGCATTTTAAAGTTTAATTCAAGAGAGAGGCTTTTATGTACTTTTAAATCATAACTTAAATCTTGTGCCAATTTACCACTATCTATATGGTCTTGATTTTTTAAATTGCGTATTGACTGGTTTATAACCTTATCAGCAAACATTTTAAAAACACGTTCAGTAGATTTTAATTTAAGTTTTGTCATTATGCAGTTGCTACTACTATTTCTACATCTGTTTCACTTGCACCTGTACGTATAAATACATCTGATATAGTATGTCCTAATGATGTTATTGCACCACCACCTGTATTACTATCTACATTCAATGCACTTATTACAAAACTTTCACCTGCATCTAATTGAAATGCACAACCTACTGTGCTTTCTTCTGCAAATGTTAAGTTAACAGCATTAGTATCATCTAAGTTAGTAATACGCATATATTTAAAATCATCACTATCAAATACATTATTGCTAGGGTCTGATGCAAACTCTACTACTGTGTGTGTTGTACTTGCTTTAAGTTGATACACTCTTGATGTATATTGTGCTATACCTGTTATACTTTGTGTTGTTGTTTTATCATATGTAGTACCATTTAGAGTTATTGTTTCTGTAATGTCTACTTTTAAAGTTGCCGTTGTTACTGTTGTTGCCATATTATTTATTTATTATATTATTTACATTATATCTGTTGTACACGCACTTGCGTTAAATGATACTACTATATCAAAATCTGCTCTCCACCCAGTTACATCATTATCAAACCTTTCTGTAAATGGTGTACAAGCTACATCATCACTAAACCTAAAGTCATTTTCCATATCACCAAAAGCAGTACTATGTTTAAATTGACTAATAAAATCACCTATTACTTGTAGTGTATCACTAAGCACATCATTTTCATTACCCTCATCTGTACTTACTAAGTCCATTACATACAGGCTAAAACTATATGTTAATTCATGTGTTGAATAATTAGCATTTTCTATAGAAAGATGTGCTAGTGCATAGTTTGTTTCTTTTAAATCTATTTCAAATATATCACCAAATGTTGCATCTTGTATATATTCATTTGCATCTGCTATATCTTCATATAGCTTTATAATATTACTTAATGTAACATTTTTTTGTTGTATGCCTACTTGATTTTTAAACTCTCCAAAACTCATTTTTTAATAGTATCTAAATCTTTAGAATAACACAAAAAAGTAAATATTTCTTTTGCATTTAATTCTAGTATGTTATTAATTTTTGTTATATCACCATTACTTAAATTATATATTACACTATACCAACCCCATTTGTTGCCAAATTGCTCTTCTTTTGTTTGTATGTTTTCTTCATCTTCTTTTGTTGTTTGTTTGAAGATAATAGCAAACTCTTCTGCAATTCCTTGCCTATAATCAAAAAAAAACTAGATGCACCTTGTGTGGTTGCAACACTAAGATTTTCTTTAAACAACTCAGCATTTTTTATACACCTTGTACTATCATAATCTACTATAGTGTATTTGTTATTTTTCTTTTTAACTATTTCTCTATACAATACACTCATTACTAAATGCAAATTCTTGATAGGCTCTTTTAAATAATTATCTAAATCTACAAACTCTGCAAATGTTAATTCTTGTAGATTAGGGTGAAAGCCATACTCTTTGTCATTTATAATGAAAACCAGGTTTAACTCTTCATTTGTTTTATCTTGTAATAACTTAGCTAAGACCTCATCTACTTTGTCTATGTCTGATTTTTTGCATTTTTCTAACTCTGCAAAAGGCACACCTATAAAAGCACTTATAGTGTTTAATGTCTTTGTATAGTCATCTTGCTTATCATCATAATTAAGCATAAATTTTTGGTAACTACTTATGGTTACTTGCGACCACTTGCTAGGTATTGTATATTCTTTATTGTTTAGTGTTAATAACATTTTGTATAGTTATTTTATTAGTAAATATAAATTGTTTATTTTTGGTGCGTATTTATTATTAGTTAAGAGGGGTATATTTTCTTTGTTTTGGTTGCCCCTCTTTCTAATATATATAGTATTTACCTGCATTAGGTTTTAATTCATAATACATACGCATCATAAGTGCATCACTATAATCAGGTGACCTACCTAATTGCTGTTTTATTTTTTCTTTACTTACTATAGCTAATTTTGTATCCTTATCTATTTTATCACGCCTTACTTGTTCTAGTTCTTTTGTTAGATTTTCTTTTATTGTAGTGTCTTTTGTGTTTACATATATTTTACCAGTATTAATATAATCTGCTAATTTATAATAGCATTGTGTTTTTAAGTTTGTATAGTTTTCATTATTTAATGCTTTACTATTATTTACAAACCCTAAACACCTTAGTATATCACGACAACCACCACCAACACCATCATCATCTACAATAATGTTTTTTAAAGGTACATTTTCTAATCTTTGTATTTCTTTTATTTCATCTGCTACTTGTGTAATTGTGTTTGTATCAAATACTTTTATCCTTTCTGCACGTAAACCATTCCAATATATTATAACTGTTTTATCTTTACCAAATCTTGCTACATCACAACTAATATATTTATTGCCACTTGCTATATTATCTGCATCATACATATTTAGTATAGCATCATATTCTATTAACTTATCCTCGCTATCATCATACTCCCAATTACCATATAGTAACCTTTGTTTGCTTATCTCATCAAGTTTTAATAGTTGCTCTTTATAGTGTTTAGATATGTGTATATTATCACTTGCTAGTGCTTGTATAAACTTTCTATACTTAGGTAATACACCTTTTTTGTTAGGTAAGTAAAATTCATTATAAACCCAGTTTTTTGCAGGGTTGCATGACATAAACAATTTAGGTATTAAATTTAACTCATCTAATTTGTACCTTATTCTTGATGATAGTATTGCTTTAGCTTTTTGTGTAATCTGATTGCACTCGTCAACAAATGCCATAGTAAGCTCAAGAGAACCGAGGCTGTCATAATTAGCGTCACTAGGATAATGGAAAAGGTCTTTAAGCATAACCTCTGAACCATTGAAAAAAGTAATGATATTAGAACCTGCATTGAATTGATAATCTTTGTTTGATTTTAAACCCCACTCTTTGCATATTTCAAAAAATGTGTTTAGTGTTGTTTTCTTTAAATTGTCTAATTTACTTCTCCCTATCAGACACCTAATACCTTTATATTTAATGCAAGAGTAGATAATCCAAGCACAACCAATATAAGATTTGCCACCACCTGCACCACCACCGAATAACACCTCGCTTGTTTCATTGTCAAACAGGTGCCTGATAGCTGTGCTTTGTTTCGGTGTGAACTCAAGGTTAATCTTCATCTGTTAACTTGATGTTGATTTGTATAGGCTCATCATCAGTAGTCATATCCATTTGTTGTTTTTCCCAATAACCACGCTTTCTACCTTTTGTCTTTAAATAGAATATGGTAGCACTTGTATTGTTGTCTGCCATTTGCTCAAACAATTTGCTTTCCGCAAAGTCCAAGCTAACATTTTCTATATCCTTAACCTGACTAGCAAATTCCACATCTTCTTTCAGCCATTTGTAGAAGGTGCTACGAGGTATGCCTGTTTTTTTACAAGCTGTCGTAACCACACCTAAACTACTTTCTAAAGCACTTAACATCGTTTCCTTTTTTATGTGTCTACTTTTGTCCATTATATTCCCTTGAACGATTTTAGTGGGTAGAAGATAAAACTATTTCTGTATCCGTCTTTTCTTATTGGTTTTATTGGTGTTACTCCATGCACGTTTCTCCATGCAGGATAAACCAGCATTGAATTGTCAGCTTGTTCAAATGTTGCGTTGTAATCAGGAACATTCAAGCAACCACCATTAGCGTTATTCCTTTTAGTTAATATAACATTTACTGTTCCTTCTAGATTTCCTGTATCCCTATGAAAACCTGCTGCTATATTGAAGTTAGAAATACTGCTAGTAAACATATTGCCAAATCGCCATTCTTTTTTTATGTCTTCAAACAATTCTGTTTGCCTTTGGTGTATATGCGGTGTTAGTTCTTTGATTATTTTTTCTGCTTCAACACAACAACCCCACATTGCTTTAATAAATGTTTGTGCCTTTTTATCCCTATGAACTGATGATATGTTTGGGTAAGGTCTGCGCATATGCGGTCTAGGTGCCACACTTCCTAGTATAGTTGAGTATTGTTCCACTAAATCTTCTTCGCCTCGCTTTCCTGTTTCTCTATACCCTTTCATAACTGCTGCACTTCTTACCATTGTAGCTTTAGGCACATTGTCGCTTCTAAACTCTTTATTAGCGATTTTAAGCAACTTTCCTAGCTTTTCGTTGTAGTTGTCTATATCGTTAATATAAAAGCCAATTACCTCTCCATTGTTCTGCAACAAACAATCTTGTTTAATTGTTGGTTCATAATAAGGGCATTCTTCACCCACTTTAACTTTGTGTTTTACTTCTTGTAGTTCTGTTGTTTTCATTTTACTGTTTTATTTAAACTTAATGCGTAATCCTTAATGTCAATCTTTGCGTCTATCCTATCGTTCTTCCTAACTAATTTTGCGTAAGGATACCATTTCTTAACTAGGTTTTCTGCCCACAGTTTATCTTTCTTCGCTTTGTATAAGTCGTGCAACCCTCCTTTGTTTGTTCCTACATCAGGACAGGAGAACCAATAATGGTTAAACCTTAAAACGCCATGTCCATTTTGTATTGTCTGTAATTGAAAATCCCTGTCCTCTTTTGTGTTGTCTGTGTAGTTCCAATCTATCTTGGCAACATTCATAAGAACACAAACCTCTGCAAATTTTTTGTTTATTGAATAACTTGTTTTTTCGTGCCAAGCGTGTTGCGTGTAGTTTATTCCTATCAACTCAAATGGCAATTTCTCTGCTGCCTTTTTTATTTCTTTCCAAATACCAGCGTCTTTTGTTACAGTCTTTCCGTTATAAACCCCAAACGCCCTCACATCATCATCACAAATAATTATCCAATCGTGATTGTTTTCTCTTGCGTAGTTCAACATATAGTTTCTAACATAGGTTATGCCTTTGTCGTTTTCCTTTATGTTTATTTTGTTTGGAACATTGTAGCTTTCATATTCCTGTGGTTCTACAAAGTGCAACACCTCAATACCAACATTTTCAAATAATTTATATGTATTAGTTTTTGGTCTTCCTTTTGTTGGTATGTAACAAATCATTGGTTATTGCGTATAGCTGTTAATACAATTAGCCCTACATTTTTGCCTTCAGACCTTGCTTTGTTTATTAGCGTGTTCGCTTCTTCATAGTGTTCTCCGTCAAACTCAATCTGTATAGCTCTCTTTACTCCTGTTTCTTTTTCGTGCAGTTCGCCACCTAAATCTAGGTCGTCAAGTATAGAGTAATCTACATCTTGTTCAGGTTGCCAAACATCTAAACCCCATTGCCCTAACTTTACATTATCCCATTCGTTGCCTAGTATATCCCAATCCCATTCACCGAACCCTACATTGTCTTTAATAACAATTTCTCGGCAGGTTTCTTCGTAGCTTTCTGCTGTTTTAGTTTTTTCGTGTTCTTTTCTAGTATATTGAATAATAGGAATTTCTTGAATACCTGCTCGGACACACGCTTGGTATCGCATATTTCCACCGAGGATAACCATATCTTCATCTACGATTATTGGTCGCATCTCTAACATTTGTGGCAATTCCTCTACACTTTTGATAAGTTTCTTGAACTTATTGTCTTTTATTATTCTTGGGTTGTTTGGGTTAATTTTTATACTATCCCTTTTTACTAACTTAACTTTCATTTTCTATATTATTTATTTCAAACTCTATATGTGCAATTGCTTTCTTTAAACAATTTATTGGTGTTTCGTGTTTGCGTTTACACCTTAATAAATATGTGACTGCTGTTCCTATGTTGTAAGATAAATCAAACTCCCAACAAACATCTTTTGCCATCATACCTTTTTTGCCTACATAATAGGCAGGAACTTTGCAATCATTGTCGCATTCGTTTTCGCATTCTTTATTCCTGCAACTATCATAATAATACTTACTTTTTTCCATTTTTCTTTTTAGGTTTTATTAATATTGATTTAACAAACTCATAACAAGTGTTTAAACAACTGCTGCAATTAGTTGTATATTTATAATTAGTATTATTTAACTCATTATAAAACTTAATCATTTCCACTTTGTAATGGTGGCTTTTTGCCTTACCAGTTTTTATACCTTGCCATATATATTCTGCTTTTTGTTTTTGTTCTTTATTTAATTTCATTCCATTTATTTTTAGGGCAACTTTCAGTTTTCCATTTAGCTTTTGTTTCTATTGGACAACCACAAATTGTACATTCATATTCTATATAATCAAATTTAGGACACCTGGTACACGTATGTACTCTATCATAAAATGTTACCTCATCAACATCTTTAAAACCACCCACCGCGCGTTTATAACTTGCTTTCAGGAGGTTGTACGCCTTTATCATCATATCGGGTTTTTCCATATTTTCTTTGTAATTTTACTACACCATATGGCTCAAACCACCTACCATATATTACATCTATATCATTAAATTCAAATTCATTTAAATTTACTACATACTCTAAATCACCATACTCATTATAAAACTCTATTGCAGGTACATTGTAATTAGTATATTTTATCAACTCTTCTAATTTCATCTAATCTTTTTTTTATGTATGTTTTTACATTTTTAATTGTAGTGAATATACTACGCCTGCTTATACCAGTTTTGTTTGCTAATGATGATAATGTATATTTGCTGCCATCTATCTCGCCAAAATAATATAATTTAAATAATTCTCTATCATACCAGTACAACTCATCTAGTAACATTTCTATTAACTCTATTTTGTCTTGTTGCTTAGTGTTATTAGTAAATATAAATTTTTGCATTTTGTTGCAATCTTGTAGTGTGTGCTTGTCGTAAAACCTAGCTATCTTGTAGTAATATGTGCTAGTTTTACTATGATACATATTAGCCATAATTCTAGCTACAAAAAAAAAGAGCTTACCATCTTTTATGATAAACTCCATTTTTTCTTTTGGGTATTTTAAACACACATATAACGCTTCGTGCAACAGGTCTTCGCAGAACTCGGTCTTGCATATGTTTTTAGCTATGTTAAGTAACTTGTTGTATTCTCGTTCTGTTAAATTCACAGGACAATTTTACGACATACGCAAGTTATATTCTAATTATTTATGGAAAACTTATGAACATTACATTGTTAACTCTTTCAGTTTTAGGTTGTAGTAATCTATAAGAACCTTGTATTCTTCCTCTGTGGTTTTGATAGTTGTTCTTGATAGTTTTATCAAATCATCTACTGCTTCTTCGCCTAAATCACTAATCAATTTTTGTCCAAATATGTATTGTTGCCCTTGTTCAAACATGTTGCACTTTACACATTGTGGTCGGCAATTGTCTTCCTTCCACCTTGTAGCGTAGTGTCGCCTAGATTGAAAGTGACCACATTGCATTTCTTTAACAGGTTTCTGAACACCACAAGTGTAGCACTCTACATACCCTGTGTGGTCTGCATAATACCAACGAATGTATCTACTGAATACTGCGTCTAATTTTTTAGCTAACTTTTTCTTACTCATTAAGAGTGTATTTGCTAAAAGTTACTTTCTCATCAAATCTATTTTTACTACTAATTAGTTCAGATTTTATATTGTAACCCTCATCTTTTAGTTCGCAAATACGACTAGTCAAACGCATAATAGCGTAATCGTTAAATGCCTCTAATGGTGTAATGCTACCATAAGTTTCTAAATGTCTAATTACTTTTTGTTTCTGGTTTAGTTTCATTTTCATCAATTTTTAAATTATTTAATCTAGCTTGATACTCTTTGTGTTTTTTTTCAATCCTATGTTGAAAGTATAAATACAAGCTAACATAGGCGATTGCTAAAATTAACAATACTATTGAAAATGCTAAAATCGGTTTCATATACATTTTGATTTTAAATGTTTGACATAAGTTTTATAAGCGTGTTCAATTGTTTTTTTATCGAACCATTCTAGAAATTCATTAGTCGGCATTTCTATCGTGTGTGTGTTTTCTTCATAATCTTCAAACACTATAAGCGTGTGCCTTTCGTGTGATTGAAAACTAACAACACCCCTAACCTCTATAAATGTGTCTGTGTTTTTTTCTCTAAACTTCATCTAAATACTCTTGTAATTTTGCCCTTAATCCTATTTCATATTTTGGAACTATCATCTGTTCTAATTGTTCTGCTTTTAAATTTTCGTTTTCTTTTTTATACAGATACAACTCATAATACATTCTAGCTTCAGCTAATAAATACTTCATATCCGTATTGTCATAATCAGGTGAACAACCTTCTAAATGTTGCGTTACTGTTTTCAATATCTTAATCGTTTCTGATTTTAAATTTCCCTTTTTCATTTTAGTTTTTTTGCTTTATTTATTGTTGAACTTATTCTCTTTTGTGATTGCTCGTGTTTTTGGTAATCAGTTATCAAGCGTTGCTGCCTTTTTAATTCTTCTGATTTGCGATGGGTTTTTAACCATTCGTTCCAAGAATTTACATTGATAAAACAAGATGTGCCTGCGTTTCTTATGCCTTCTTCTAGGGCAAATTTAACTTCATCTATTTCCATTCTGCTGTATCTGTTAATCAAATCATCATACAATAATTGAGCCATCATAACTATTTGCTGACTATCAGGTTTTTGACCTATCATAACATAACACTTTCCAAGAATATCAACGCAATCTAACTTCAATTGCTTTTGGTCTGACTTAAACCTATACCAAATTTGTTTGCTCTTATCCATTGTTTATCATATTTCTAGCTTCCTGCCAATTGCTTATTTGCTGTTCAACCTTGCTTGTTTCAGTTTTGTTGCTAAACTTTTTGTTGTTGTTGTTCCAATTTGCTAACCTGCGTTTTGTATCCCAAGTTTTTTGCAACTCAAATCGCATTTTGGTTTTTGATTTGTTCTTTTCAGTCCAATATGAAATAAAGCCGTTTAAGACACTTTCTTCGTATTTTGAAGCAAACCCCCAAACCTCTTCAAAAAAGTCGTTAAAACGCTTCTCAATAGCTCTGACAGGCTTTTCCTCGCCTATTTGGTATTGTGCAAACTTTAAAACAGTAACTATCGTGTATCGGTTGGTAGACTTTAACTTAATATATTTCATTCGTTGTAATCTCTTTAACCTGTCGTGGACAGTAGAGGGTTTTATATATAATTCCTCTGATGCACTTACCCTGCCTGTTAAAAATTGACCTTGCTTTATTACCGCACCATAAACATTCTTTTCGTTTTTGCCTCGATTAGCTTTTAAAATACACCATATAAAAACCTTTAACAACTCTGCGTCAGCAAAAACGCCATTATCAAGAATCTTTCTGTGTAGTTTTATCCAACCTTTCACGACAAAATATCTATTTCCTTTTTCAAAATTGATTTTTCCCTTAACAATGAATTTAATTTTTCATCTATAGTTGATAAGTATTCTAACTTTTCGTTTACATGCACCCCACTAAACAACCTTTCTTCATCTGTATAATACCTCAACTTTACTTGCATAAACAAGTGGTTGTATTCAGGGTATATTTTTTCATTAGACATGTATAAATTATGTCTTTTTTGATAGTGGTAAAAAGAACTTCTATCACGCTTCAAGTATTTTGTCATAGTTTCTTCTTTTAACCCTACTTCAAATTGCAAAAAATTAGCAAACACCATTCTAGCTAAAACGACTTCTCTTTTTCTAGTTTTGTTGTCTATAGAGCCACCACGCACATTGGCTGTGTCTTCAACTATATACTTTATTTTCCTTATTTCTTTTAATATATCCATGTTCCTTAAATTAAAATGGACTTTCTTCGTTAAGTTCTGCAATAAAAGCGCCTTCCTCTTCTTTTGTTGTTGCAGTTTCTATTTTCCACGCCTGTGCTTGAGTATAGTATTTACCCTTATATTCGCGACTAGAAAGGTTGTAAGACACTTCTAACTCATCACCTATAGATTGTGTTAGCATACTTACTTTTTCTTCTCCAAATAGCGTAAAACATATTTCAGGGTTATACTTTGCTTGTGTGTCTATAACAAAATCTTGTTTTACCCACTCGCTTCCTTTCTGTGTTGTGCCTTGTTGTTTGTCAAGGACTTTAACTAATTTACCTGTTACTTTCATAATTTTATTTATTTATTTATTATTCTTGTTTTAAATTTAATTCATTACATAAATCTTGCCCATACCAGTAAACTAAATGATTTACCAGCTTTTCTGCATTATCAAATTTTGTTTGTATTTCTCCAAAATGTTCCATCTCATAATCATTACAAATTCCTATTGCTTCGAATGTGTTAAGATTATGTTCTTTCAACCATTGTTCAGCTTGGTAATATCCGATTATATAGTAATCTTGATTAAACATTGTAAAGTGGTTTCTGTCTTCTTCTGAATAATCGTTTATGTGTGATGTTAATTCCTCTCTTATTGTGTTTTTCATATTTGCTTATTTAAACATTCTATTAAATTGTTCTCTTGGGTCTATTGGGTTGTCGTTTTCTTTTAATATATAGATTATGTCGTTAGCCTCTTGGTAAGTTAATTTGTCTAACTCTATATCTTTGTATTGTATTGCTGATGATGATGTTTTCATTAAACTTTCTATCATTGATATTTGGTGTAAGGTGCATTCTTCATCTGCTAAAAAATCGTCAATCCAATCCATTACCTTTGCTTAAAATCTTCGCTTTCATCTTCACCAAACACTCCTACCTGATAAAATCCTGTCAGTTTTAATACTGCTCGGCTCATTGCTCGTTTCTCTGCCATTTCCATTACATACCAAGTGTTGCAATTACCTGTCTTAAAATCACCTTTTAAAGCACTGCCAAATGTTTGTATGTTTTGACCGTCCATTGTTGCGTATGCTTTTACTACGCAAAAATCTTTTTCACACTTGACAACTTCGTAATCAATGTTGATTTTGTTGTTCGCTTGTATTTTGTCAATACCTGCTCTGGTGATAATTGTGTAATGTTGATGTTTAAAAACATCTTCCCGCGAAAGGTTGTTTTCTATAAATAATCTTTTTAATGTTTCTTTTTTTTCCATTTTACTTATTAATTTGTTCTAATTTTTCTGTTAATACTTCTCTAATATAAGGTTCAGCTATATCAAATAAAAGTTCTGTTATATCTGTTCCATTATATTTTAATTTATCTATTTCAATTACATTTTCAGGACAATCATAATAAGTTCCTCCATCATTCCAATATGTATATTCTACTTCTAAATTTTCTGATGTTATATGTGTCATTTTTGGATTTTTCATAATTAAATTGTTATTGTAATGCCTAGCAGATTGCATAAGCATATGATTACTACTGATAGGGTTATACCTATAACTGCTGATAAGATGTTGTATTTGCTTTCTTTTGTCATTATAATACCTTTTTATAAATTGCGTATTGTATTTCATCAAGGTGTTGTATTGCCTCTTTGTAAACATCAATCTTGCTTTGTATAGTGTGTTGCATATCTATAGTATCATCGCTTACACTTTGCATATACTCTACTAACATTTCTTCACACGCTTGTATCTTTACATTGTATGCTTGTTTCTTTTGCTCGATGTTAAACATAACATCGCCAAATGCTACTTTTTCTACTTTAGGTATATCTATACCATAATGTTGTTTAGCCATTTGCTTAAAATAATCTTTGTTTAGTTCCATTGTTTTGAATAATTGTTTTATACCACCAAAACCCCCTATTTATTTCAGTAGGAGGTAAGGTGTATTGAAAAAAACAAGTTAGGGCGTGCAATCAGAACAAGCATTATTGATAGATTTTGGTTGCCCAAGCTACCTGTTCCTTTCCCTGCTATCAAACAAGTTAATGTGCCTTAAGTTTAAATGTAAACTTCGTTTAAGGGTTTTATCTCCCCCCCAATCTGCATAGGAAACATCTTTTGATTTTTTGTTAATTGCAAGTATTTGGTTATTCTCTTGCAATCTTTTAATTCTAAAATTCACTACTCAACCTCAATGTTTAGGATTGTCTTGCAAATCCGTTCCCCTAAATTTAACTTACCTTTCGGTAACGCAGTTTTCCTTGTCGTTCAAACTTTTTTTCAATATGTAAAGACCTTTTTGTCGTTTAAGACGAAGCGAAGATAAAAATTATTTTCGGAATAAAAAAGGAATTTGTTAAAAAACTTTTGTTTTACTCTAGTAAAAAAAGTTTGTAACCTTTATATATATATAATAATAACTAATATATAACTAATATATACCTATATAATATATACTTATTAACTTATTGTTTGAGACGGATTGAAGTTGTATTGCGGTTGGAAGAATTGCGTAACTGACTGAAAATCAAGTTAAGTTCATAGGTATTACGATTGGTAATGTTCCGTTATCTAAAACAACACCACAACTAACAATATACTTTTTAGTAAAGTTCTTTGCGTATGCCATTGCGTAGCTTCGGTCATCAACACCACACCCCACCTGCATCGCAAATAGCTTGTGTTCTTTGTTACAATACCAATCAACAAATGCTTCGGTATGAATATGACCTTGCACAATAGAAGTGTGCCATTCTCTTAATCTTTTTGTCGCACCCTTACCACTACTGCCTGTTCCATGAACATAAGTAACGCCATCTATGTTGTGTTCTTGCTTGAAAACCCACCCTGAAGTGCCTAAAACCTCATCATAATCCCTAATCCACCTGTTTGAAATACCACTACTAAATGCCTTTCTACATATAATCGCATCGTGATTTCCAATACACACTTTAGCTTCAGGAAATTGCTTATACCATGGTTGTATGTGGCTTATAGCCCTGTCTAATTCTTCACCTGCACCATATCCGTCGGGGTCTGCATCGTGGTAACTAGAATAATGGTTATCTATAATATCGCCAATAAACACAACTTGATTGCAATTATATTTTTCGTAGACACTTATACAATGTTCTAGATAACCTTCTCGTATGAAAGGTGCGTGTAAATCTCCGACAACTAAAACATTGCTAGATTCTTTACTTCTTAATTTTTTGATAAGTTTTTCTTCGTGTGGTTTAAGTCGGTATCTATTGTTTCCCATTTTTGATTTTTTCTAGTCCTCTGCTACCAAAATAAGCACCTATCACTGTTATTAAAACTATTTGTAATAAGTCAACCCATTTGTCTTCTACTTCAAACGCTATAAAACCTGCGTCTATAAATATAAGTAGAGTGGTCGCTACAACTAACCAACCCATAACTAATGGTCTAATTGATTTTGACAACCAATTATCGCTTTTCATATCAGCCTCCCATCTTTTAGAAACCTCTTGTTCTATTACAGATTGGTGTTCATTAACAATTTCTTGTAATTTGTTTTTAAGAACTAATTTTTCTTCTTGCGAAGTTACGACTTCATCAATAACTTTGTCAGCATTTCCTAAAAGTTTTGAAAAGAGTGATGTTAATAAAGCCATATCGCATTTGGTTTTTCGTTATCGCAGTCAACATGCACAAAAGTTTCTGCTATACCTAATCTGCGAAAACCTGCCTTTATTAAAGAATATATAATTTTTGCTCTTTCTATAGAATTGTTGCAGTGTATGTCTGCTGCACAACCTTTAATATGACTGCTTGTGTCTTTAGAATTTAAGCTACGATTATGTGCAATAGTTCTAAAACCACTATTTATTTTAAAAGGTGTTTTTGCTAATTCCCTAGCACTATCTATTTTTTCAAGAAATTCTGAACACATGTTTTTGCCACTACCTTTTTCGTCAGGACTATCAAATTCAGAAAGTTTAAAATGTTTCATTTTTTTTGTTTAATAAATTCTAAAATAGTGTCAATTTTACTCTTTATGTATTGCATATCTTTTGCTGCATTTTCGTGGTGTTTTGAAAACTCTCCTTTAACCTCATATATACTGAATACAAAAAATTTGTAAAGTGCATACAAACTGCCTAACAACAAAATTAGTGTTAAACCATATCTTTCTATTAGTTTTAGTGTTTCTTCCATTATTTCTTACAGCTTTTAATGGTTGCTAATTCTTTTTCTAATTCTACTATTCTGTCTTCACACTCATTTATTACCTTAATTTTTTTTTCAAGTCGTTTCTCTAACACTAAAATATCTTCATCTAGTTGTGCAATTTGGCTATAAGCTATACCCATTGTAAATATAATACCAACTATCCAAATTATGTTGCCAACCGATAATGTCAAATCTTTTTGTATCATTTGCCTTGTCCAAGATATTTCTTTTTATATCCTTTTTGCCCTTTAGAAGCGTTTTTAGAGTGTTTTCTACGCTTTACTTTAGGTTTTGTTACAAAACTACTTACTACCTTTCTTGCCATTCTTATAGTCAATAAATCGTTGTGCTGTATAAACTATAGAAAGCAACAACAACACTATCTGTAGTGTTTGCTCTACTTCTGTAAAACTTATAAAAAGCGTAATGCTATTTAACCCTAGTACGTCTGCGTTTTGTGCTGCTATTTCTTTCATCTTTTTTTTTTAAATATGCTTTCAGCTTAACTATGTTTTTTGTTTTTGGCTTATACATTATGGTTGTAAATCAGGGGTTAAAAAATCATCTAACCTTATACCCCTTCTTTTAGGTACTGTATCTAAATTCATACCACTATAATAGTTTTGTTTAGTAGGTGATAAATCTTCATTTGTGTTTGTATTGTACTCAGGAAACAAAGATGTGTTATGTCTAAGGTAATCTATTAATCTTTCTGTATACCACTCTGCAGTATTGCGTACAATTTCACGTAAATAGTTTAATTCATCTAAACTTGCATTGTCGCTTGTTTCACTTGTTTTGCGTACTATATTTTTATTCATTATTTTATACCCTAAAAATGGTAATGCCTCAAATAATGACCAATGCACCAAAGCATCTTGTATATAGTTTTCTACTAATGTTTGATAATTACCACTTAAACTACTACCACTAATATCACTTTGTAGTTTATTATATAAATCAGTACCTAATTTAGGGTGTATATGCACATCTTGTGCAATTTTCATGTGTGGGTGCAACAATTCTACATCTACATTACCATTTATAGTAGTAGATTTTTTTAACTTGTTTTCTGATATAAATAATACTGCCATTACTTAACTACTTTGTCATTAATTTTATTTGCTTGTTTTTCTGCACTATTTAAAGGTGGCACACCTGCATCTTTAGGCACATAACCTTTGTTTCTAGGGTAGTAATTTTTTACATCTTTAGGTAAATAATCACCTTTTTCATATGTAACACCATCAATAACCATTTTTCTAGGTGCTTTACGTAACACATATAACCTACGTAACCAGTAGTGCCTACAATTAAAAGAGCCTTTAAACCTAAATATGTTATAATTACCAAACTCAGGGTTACTCATACCTGTAATATCCTCACGTGTAAACAAGCTATTGTAGTGTGTGTTTAACATAGTTCTACAAAAATCTCTTGTATTCTCTATTGCCTTACCACCTCTATACACATAACGTATCTTAAATAGTTGTTTATCCTTATTACTTTTACCCTCTTTGCCAGTTGGGTTAGGTATGTCTACTGCAAAATTGTAATTGTGGTTATCATCTTCTGCTTTCTCTTCATCTATTAGCATATAATCATCTTCAATAGTATACTCATTTTCTAAAGTCAAACTATTTAAATAATCTAAAGCCTGTTTATCTGTTATATTTTCGCTTAAATCGTGCTTACATAAACCTACATTTTGCTCTTGTGCTAATGGCTCATATCCTAAATGCTCACGTATCTCATCTTGTGTTAATACATCTTTTAATACATCACTATCAAACATACTTGATAATGGTGACACCTCACTAAGTAATATAGGTAGGTTTATATTGTTTACGTTTAACACCATTCTTAGACCTTTTAAGGCGATATCTTTCATAGGGTTTACAACTGTATTAGTATACAACTCAAAAGCTGTAGCAAGTTCATTTCTACCACCTAATTGCCCCTCTGTTTTTACACCTAATAACATTGGACTTGTAACTCTATGTCCTATCATAATATTTTGTATACACAATTCATTTAAAACTGTATATTGTTTATCTGCATCACTTACTTGTATTGGTTGTAAGTCAGGTGAATTGTTTTTATCATCTGAAAATGTAAGTACAAATCTACCTGCGTTCACACCAGTAAATTTTTCTTTAATTTGTTGCTCTATCTTAAATCTTTCTTCTTGTGTTGGTACACCATTATTGAAATTAATCCAAAAACTTGGGTGAAAACCATTCTTAATATTAGATAAATGATACTCTGATGTTAAATGGTCAGTTAAAACCCAATTCATAGAGGCTAAATAATCAGGTGTATAGTAAACTTCCATACCTGGTGAATATATACCACAATAAATAATTTGTGATGCCTCAGTTCTATCTTGTGTGTTAAAACTTGCTACTCTACGTGGTGTGTACTCTTTTTTTCTATAGTTTGTCCAGTCGCTTGATACATAAAACTCATCTACTATACCACTTTCATTCTTTTTACCCATACGTACTTGCTCTACTGGTATG